ATCCTTAAAACTATCTGGTATATCAATACTAATATTGACATCTGCAACTGGGACTCCGCCCTGTAGTATATCAGGTTGATAGGAATCAATACTAATTGTGATCTCATCTGCTGATGCGTTAAGCCCTATTTCATTTCTTACCGTTGTATAATCTATATCTAAGGAGCTTATTCTTAATGAACCATCTACCCCATCATGTGAGTGCGTTTTAATTTGAACACCATCAATTTTAGCATTATTTTCAACTGAAATATTTCCATTAATAATTCCTCCTGATCTTAACAGATACTGCGGATGACTATCGCCGCTTAAGTCATCCAATAGAGAATGGCTAGATTGTAAAGAACTTGAGTGTAAACCATCTACATATATATTTGATAACAAACTAGCATATCGAGAATCGACATTACTGGTTACTATTTTTGCTTTTTGAATTGCCTTTATACTTAATTGAGATATATATGAAGTGTATTTTCTTCTTTGTGTTATAGATTGATAAATCAAGTCTATTTTTTGCGAAGTTGAGTTTCTTCTCTCTAATAGATCTGTCAAAACAGATTTAAAGTTACCTTCCGCTGAAAGAACTGCTATAGCCACTTCTTCGGAAAGTCTCGGCATCTCTGCTACCATTTGACTTGTTCTTAAATCTAGTGCGAAGTCTGATGTTACTTTCGTTTTAAATCTTAAGGCTGGACCAAGATAACTTTGGTAAAAAACATCACAATGTGTTACCAAATCTTTATGCAGCGAATCTAATTGACTATCTATTGAAGTTGTTAATGAATTTACTCTGATCGAAAAAAATGCTTGAAATTGAGCGGCTTGCTTTTTAGTTGTTTTATCCACTTCGGCTTCTGGGATACCTGTTGGCGATGCTGTGATTGCCTTCGTAAAGAGTTCCTTATAGTGGGTTGCCATTTTGAGCCAGTATAGATAGTATGCTGCGACTTGTTGTTGTGCTTCATCTTCGTAATCTACTCCGAAATCTTTGATTAATGATAGTTTTATATTTGTTACTTCATTTAATAAATATTTAATTATTTCCCTAAAATCATATATATGACCAAAACTAGAATTGGAAATTAAGTTATCATATTCTTTAACAAATTTTCTGTACCCCCTTGTTTGTACATCTTCGGCATATATATATTGATCGAAGCATATGAAGCTTGGTGTTGGATATCTAAGTTCACCAAGATAGTTTTCTATCTCTATTTTTGGAAAAGAATCTTCTTTTTTATTTATTTCATTCCAAATATAGATATGCGATTCTTCTAGCTTGGGATTATTATATGGGCTAAGATTTATTTGTCTTAAAAGATTTTCTAAATTTTTTAAGAATGTATTCATCTCAATAAGTGTATTGTTTGTTTCTTTTCTTAATGATCCCAAAGGAACCGAATAGGTCTGATCATCACCATATGTTGCCGTAGAGGCTAATCTTAATGCAGCGTTTGACCCTAAAGATTCTGAACTACTCAAAGAAGATGATTCTTGGATATTGTAATCAAGACTTATCTTTTGCTCAGAACTATTTTCTTGAGATATGCTGTTTATGTTTGACATATTTTACCTAAAACATTTTTCTAGAAGTTTTTTTCAATGGTCTACCTTTTCTAAAGGTAGGTAGTAAATTTTGATTTCTTTTGGTCGTGACCATAATACTATCTTTTTTGTCATCCTCATAATCACCCTGTTTTTTCTCATACTTGGGCATGAAAAAAGTATTTGAAAAACTTTCTGTATTTTTCGCAATTTTTAATTTACTGAAATCTCCATAATTCTGAGTTATAGATAATAATGCTAACATAAGGGCATCATGCGCGTGGTCGACAGCAGACCCTCCAGCTTCAAAAACTGGTCTTCCAGATTGAGTGGTTCTAACTACGACATAAGATATTAATTGTAAATACATTTCTTCGTCAGAAGCTGGGAATAATAATTGTTCCCTTTCAAGATATTGAGTTAGGTTATCAACCATATATGGTTTTATTTCCTTTTTAACGGGGAGCTTAGTATATGGATCCCTTATTTCTATGCTCTCACCAAACCCAATACCCTTAACTCTATCCCTTAACTTAGATCCAGGATTTTCTGTTCCATATTTTCTAAGCAGTTCCACTTGCACTTCACCATAACCACGGTCAACATAAATATGTCTAGGATTAAATATCTCATTTAATTGGACAATTCTATTTACTCCGTTTGTTAAAGTGTATTCAGATTTATCAATTTCTTCCCTATATACAAGTCTAACTTTTCCTCTAAATCTTTCATCTTCATAATTATCATTACAAGCTTCAAGCACAACTATATTTGTACCTGCACCATATTTGTCCCAATCAACACCAATGGTATAAAAACCTCTAGCTGATTGTATTTCTGGAGTATAGTTCCAAGATGGTTCTATGAAAGCTTTATCAACATATTTCCTAGGATAGACACCCTCGGAATCCTCACCCCAGTCTGCCTCAATTTCATGACGATAACCTGTTTCGGTATATTGTTCCCTAAATTCATCTTCTTGTTCCTTATTGAAATAAGGGTTGCAATATGATGGAAAATAATACTCGGTAAATCTGTCCGATCTACACCATTCCCAGAACCTTTCCCTTCTACCAGTAGGGGTTGAGGCTCCAATTAAAACTTTATCTATTTGATCTTCTGCTGTTTTCTGCAACATCGCATATAGCGCATCGAGATCGTCTACGTGCATGTAATCCATCTCGTCAAGTACAATAATATGTGCTTCTTGACCACGGGCTACATCTGATTTACCACCAGATCTCATTCCAGAGGTAAAGAATCTAATAGTGGATCCATTAGAAAACTGAATCATAAACTGAGGACTCGTTACACTTCTTATTAGAGAAGATCCAACAATACTGTTCTTGGAAGCCAGTCTTTTTATCTCTTCATAAATAAGTTCAACTTGAGTTTTCATCGGCGCTATAACTAAACATCTTCCATCTATATGGGTATAACTGTAGTGAAGTAAATAAATTGCTAATGTAAATGTTTTTCCGTAAACGACGACCAGCTCTTAGCACTTTTCTTAAAGAGGGGTCTCTAAGAATTATTGTTTGATATACTCTGGTCTCTACACCAAGAAAATGCTTTGCCCATCTACATGGATCTTTAGCTATATGTATATGTCTTTGTTGTTCAGCCGAAACTCCAAAATTTAAAAGTTCATTATCTATTTCAAATGGCTCATCTATTAACAATGCTAACTCTTTATTAGTAAATTCTCTACCAAGAATAGGAGTACCATCTGGCCAGTTTAGATGTCTAAGTTTATTCGCAAAAACCCATTCAATTCTTTTTATCTGTTTTATGTATTCTGGATCTTGAGCTTGGATAATCTCAAGTAAATCTTCTCTAGAAAGTTTTTCTAAATCAGCTCTAAACTTTTTTGTTTTATCGTTCATTATATCCTACCCATAATGTGCAGCCATCATTCCGCGCTTCTGCGCCAAGCAAAGACCTTGCATTCATCCTTGAATTTTGGATAGCAGCTACACCTCTAGCCCTAGAAGTGGCTGCTACTTCGTTATCCTTATAGTCCCCAAAAACTCCTCCACTGATATTTCCTTGCATTGATTTCATACCAGCTTTACCAAAATTAATAGCACCCTTAACTGCAAGCCCGCCCAATTTAGCTAACTGATATGCCATATCTGCAGCAAAAATCAAATTGATTCCTGGTACTGCGGCCTTAAAAGCTGCTCCAGCAACTCTTAAACCTACTTGTCTCCCACCGAGCTTAGCAGCTTGGAGCGATCCTTTCATGCCCAGCGACTTAATGATACCCTTATCAGATATCTGCGTTGCTAAGTCAAAAGACCCACGTGCTGCTACCAATCCTCTATTGCCAGCAAGGCTTGTTAAAGACGCACTTTTTTCGAGAGCTAACCCTAATGGTCTGATTACCCTTTCTGCTTCATCGGTCATTTGGATAAATCTGATACCAGAAGATGTTTGTCCTCGCAATGCACCGTCGTTATATGTCCTAAATGTTTTCACTCCAGAAGTTCCCATAGCGGTTCGCATTTCTGGACCGCCGCCATCCATTAACAATCTATTCATGAATGATTTACTCTTTGTACCTGATACACCCCCTACCGTTAGATAGCGTCTTTCCCCAACTGTTAAAGCTTGTCCTGCTGCACCTTTGTCTACTAAACCACCCAGCGCCGTTGCTTCGTAAGACAAACTACGTCCAGCGTTAAGTGTAGATGGTGCCACTATACCAGCATATGCTCTACCAGCATAAGGGCTGATATTAGAATTAGTAACTGCTCCTGGCATAGCCCTAACAAGACTACCTGGTGCATTCATTTTAGCAATTCTTGCTAAATTAAGATCTCCTCTAGCAGTGCTTCTCCCACGAGCAGCTCTTCTTTCCAATTTTGTGACTGCTCCTGTCCTAGAAAAAATTCCACCACTAAATAATGGTGCATCTTTTCCTTTGCCAAATAGCTTAGCTCCCTGATTAGAGATACTTGCAAGTGCTCCACCAGCATTGGGGCTAGCAAAACCCGCACTGTGTGCTCCAAAACCAGAAAGGTTTGGATTCCTCATAAATGCTCTTGGATCTGCTGTTAAGTTTCCTCTTCTAAAACGTTTGAATGAACCAGTCTTACCTGGTTGACCTAGACTTAATGCTTTTGCATTTTTTGCTTCCATTTTTCTGCCACGTTTAGTGGTTTGTCCAAAAATATTTTTTCCACCAACGAATTGCTCAGCACCTGGTCTTATACCCGGTGTCATTGAGTTACCTGTAAATGGTCTAAACTTAGCTCGAGATCTAGCTCCAACACCTGTTGAGCTTTTATTATCTAGAAATCCACCTTTGAGTATTGTATTTTGGCCCCTAAAGTTAGCAAAGCCAATACCAGAAATACCTATTCTATTAGCGGTTTCCATAGCTTCCATAGAAGAGCTCTTGACTGGCTCTTGGGCGTCATCTATAAATGCATTAGACATATTATATTATCCCCTTCTCAGGTTATGCATTCCGAGAACTATATTCCCATCGGCATTCAGATCTTTTGCATTTCTGGAAGATGTATTATCTCCATACATGTTGCTTGTTCCGGTATATTCCATGGTTCTTCTGTCCAATCTTCTATTGCCAACATATGGTGACTCACTAAAAAATTTTTCATTTCTATTTATATATGCCCCACCTATAGCAGCAGCCCCTGCCATCCCTACGGCTGCACCAGCAATCCCGCCTCTAGCCATTCCCATACCCCTACCTAAAAAGCCAGGTATTTTCATAGGGAGGAATCCTCCGTGCTGCTGTACCTAATGCCGCGCCTGCGCCAATAATACCAAGCGCTGCAGAACCAGACCCTCCTCCTGCTGCTGATGTTCCAGCCATTCCCATGGCAGCCCCGGAAAGTGCACCTATTACACCACCCTTCATGCCTTTACCAAGAAGCCCTCCGTGCTACTCCACCTAATACCGCGCCTAAACCAGTACCGACTACTTTACTGCCAGTTCCCCCTCCAAATGCGGCAGCATCCATAACTAATCCTGGGGTTAACTTCCTACCTAAAAATGATTCATCTGCATTAGGGTCGCCAAAAGCCACATCCATGGCAGCATCTCTTGCCGCTGGGGCAGTATGTTTAAGAAAGCCTGCCGTAGCTGCACCTCCGATGATTGCAGCTGTTCCCACTTTACTGGTAGCTGCTCTACCTAGTGATGATAATAATCCCATTTCTATTCTCCGAATAAATGATTATTTTTAGTAGAACTCATTGAAGTGTGTCCTATTTTTTGTCTATCTAAATTACCTACAATACCAGCGGTCATAAGCGGATCTCTTTTTTTAGAAGAGTAAGCATTGCCGCTTTCTAAAGCTTCCTGTATTGCATAAGGTCTTTGCCCTTGTTCAAAAGGTGCTGGTGATATAGTATCTTCATATAGTTCATTTTCGTTGTTTTTCTTACTCATTCTATATCCAACGAAAGCTGCAGTTGATATAGCCGCCCCTACTAAAATCTTTCCTTTATTGGCTTGCATCCAATCTCTTCCGACATTAAGAGCCAATGATGCTTCTTTTACTCTACCTGAGTCAGCCGAAATTGGGCCTAAGTCCTGAATTCCTCTACCTATATCTTTTGATTTTTGAAATACTTCTGCGTCTTGCGCGGCATTTAAAATACCAGCATTAGGAATTTCTGTTTTAGATACTGCTGCTTCTACTTCTCTAGCAGCGCGCACTACTTTATCGGGGACACTAGGAGATAAAACTGCGGCAACTGGTTTACCAGTTCTATCTAGTGTTATATCAACTAATCTAGAAACTCTTCCCTTAATAGATTGATCGGTATTCTCCATATATAGACCATGAATTGCTCTTCCTTCTACAATCCTTTCTGCGACGTCTCCACCCCCAAATTTGAATCCGACTATATGATTATCGGCTATATCTTCTCCCAGATTTTTCTTTACAGTTCGCCAACCTTCTAAATATTGATCTGCAACGTTATTCTTCTTTCCCAATTCGCCTAAATAAGTTTCTCTTTCCTTTCCTGTTGCCATATTGGCAATTTTTAATAATTCTTTTCTTCTATTTTCTGTGGACATCCCCCCTGTACCAAAAATAGAATTTTGTAAATTTTCAAAATCTTGAATTATACCAGCAGCTACTGGACCAGTTTCTGAACTTTCAAAGGTTTTTAATCTTTTAATCTGGAGAGACATGACTTGATCGGCCAAATCTTCCATAGTAGCTGTCGATTGTTCTATAGGAGAAAAAGCTATGTTGATAGTTTTATCATCTACGCCTTGTACTAGAGATTCGGTAAGTCTATTTAAATTTATATCTTCTTTAAATGCTTTAGAACCAAATTCAATTTCAGACCCAGGAATTATTTCTCCAGCTTCATCAAATTTTCTGATTTTTAATTGGATAATATCTTCAGCGGTCATAATTGTTCTTGGACTTGAATCTATCCCTCCTCTTATTGGAGTTCTAAAATATGAATTTTCTGCTGAGTCAAAAAAACCCTCTTTGGTAGCTCTTTTAATTTTAATCCCAAATTGATTTTCTCTACCTTGACCTATTGCATGTCTAAGGCCCATCTCGGAAAGATTTTCTAAAACACCTTTATTACGAAGGGCTGCAGTTTCAGTATTGCCAGATAACCCGTAGGCTGTTCTACCTATTTCTGCAGTTGCGTGAGACTCTGAAGTTGCCATAACCCTACTTCTTACATCAATGTCGACATAGGGTAAACCTCTACTCGCTAAAGCTCTTGAGTATGCGGTTGTTTTTTCCACTTCTGACATTATCCCCATACGTCCAGTAATTGGCACCATTTCTGAAGATAGAACATTTTTTATTATAAAAGATGTATCTGATATACCACCTTCTGCGCCATAATATTCAGAAGTTGTGGAAAGTGCTTTTCTTGTCGCAGGTTTATCCCCTAAGGGAAATTTTACTTCTCCAATATCAAGTAAAGATTTTTTTGCTATTAATGTTTGACTTAACTCGGTTTGTTCTAAGTTAGTAAACCCTATATTATTTATTCTTTCTGCAGCTTCATTAAACTCTAATGTACGTCCACCTGCTGTTATTCTTCCTTTTTTGACTCCACTTCTTGCCTCTTCTAGAGTTTGCGTAATCATTTGATTTGCTATATCTTGATCTACTTCTAGTGTTCTCCCAATAGAATTTTTAAACTGAAATCTATCTGCTTCTTTAGAATAAAATAGTTCTCCTGCTTCTGTCCCTTCTCCAAATGATTCTTCTATATCAACAGCATTTCTAAGCATCCCTATTTTAGCGCCATATTCTGGATCTACTCTAAGTGATATTTTTTGTCTACCACCTGATGTATCTTTAAAGTAGTTAAATACATCTTCTGATAAAGAATGTATATCACTAACATTTGTTGTTGGTGTTACTGATGAGCTTCTCATCACTCTATTTCTAGCGAAGGAAACAAAATTACTATATGGTTTATTTTCTGCTAAAACATTAATTTTTGCTAATGCAGAGCGTATTGGCCCTGATTGTTCTCTAAATAATTTAGCTGCCCCATCTGACAAATTAGATGGAGTCATCCCAACTGGCATACGATGAGATACGAGAAGTCTATTTTCTTGTAAAAGCTGATCAGCTAAGTTATTTAAATATGAGTCTACCGTTGAGCTGTGCGTTCCCGCATTTTCCATGTATTCCAAAAGAGTGCGAGAATATTCTTCGTTTTCTTCTATTAAATCAAAAATATTTGTATTTAAAAATATATTTTCTAAAGCATTTTCTCCTGTTTGCTTTCCTATAAGTGATTCATCCCTCATTATCGAAGCGGTAAGACCATCTATTAAATTCACGGCTTCAGGATGATCTACTAATCCAGGTACATTTCTTAATGCATTTTTAATCTCTTCACGAGGGTTCATAAAAACCCTAAAGGAGTCTAATGTATCGACAAACCAGCCAGGGTCATTTTGTTTCCTTTTCAAGAAAGCGGTAAGAACCTTTTGAGCTTCAGTATTCTCGTTATAGGCAGGGTAGCTTTGCATTGTTCTCACTAGCATATCTACGTCAAATGAAGCTGTGTTGTTCCCAGTTATTATATCCACTTTCAACATTTCGCGAATAAACTCTGTCATATCTTCTACAGCTTGTTTACCACCTTCTACGGAGGATCTTTTAAATTTATCCAATTTACCTGGATAAAGTTTTTCCATTTGTGCTTCAGTTGTGACTCCATTTTCGCGAAGAAACGTTGCCATCGAAAGCGGCATCGTTCTTCCATCCGGACCAGTTACACCAGCAATGTCCATCATATCAGATTGAATTTGTTTTCTGATTACAAGCTCAGGATTAGTTGAGGTAAAAGTCCCATCTACATTATAATCAACCTCTCTAGTAACAAGTGAAAGATCCCTAACTCGAGAATCTGGTGTTAAACCTGTTGATTCAAGATCCCATGTCCCGACAGTTATCTTTTGTCCCATTTTAGATTTGGGGATACCGAGATGATTAGTAGGAAAATTTGGTCCTGCCCCTAATAGAGAAGCTGCTTCTGCGCCTCCCCAATAATTTTTAGATCTTTCCATTAAATTTCTTAATGAAGCAGGGCTTCTTAATTTAGTTTTACTGCTACTAATTCCATCCAATGATGAAGGATTTTCACTTGCGTTAATCGATGCTGCCAAAATATTTGATATAATAGGATGTATTCCTTCGCCTGCTTTATATCCAGCCCCAAATGGATTTACCGAAAAATTAAAAAGGTTTCTATATGCATTACTAGATTCCAATGATCTTGAAGGAAACCCAATATTTGCAAAAAGATTTTCAAAGGGCAGTGCTGCCTTTTGGTATTTATTATGTATTAAAGTTGCATTCTCTTTATTCAAGAGGGTTAAATCTAAATTTTCCATCATTCGAAGGTCGAGATACTTTTGTCTCCTTACAGGAATTGATATACCGACTAAGCATTTGCTTTCCTCTTCTGCTTAGATTTTTGTCATCTATCAAAAGAGAAAAAAAGTCCTCGTATACGCCTTGTATGCTCCCCAAGTATGCTTCAGGTGAAGATACAAGCATCCCTTCCCCTGACATTTCTTGATAGCCTAATATCTTGCCAATTGAAAGTGGGGTTATTGGTTTTGATTGTACAGATATTTTTTTACCTTCTGGCAAAAATATTCCTTTAGCCATATTATCTATCTCGGTATTACTCATAGTTCTCTTGCGCATATTTACTCTTCGTCTTTTTGTGATTCGATATAGTCATCTACATCGTAAGTGCCAAGTTTTTTTCTAATTAATTTTTGATTTTCGATTTCTATAGCTTGAACTTTATGTATTATTGC